CGGCGGGTCGCACGGCTCCCACCCGCGGGGCAGCCACGTCGACAGCGCCGACTCCGGCTGCTTGATGACGCGCTCCTCGCCGTCCAGCACCTTCTTCAGGTAGATGAAGGCGGGCATCAGGCACGCACCACCGCGAACGTCACGTCCTCGTGCGCGGACCACTGGATGTCGGCGAGCCCGTCGGTCGGGTTGCGATACACCTTCGACAGGCCGATGAACCGGTCCTCGCCCGCGGGGACGGCGACCTCGCGGTCGGCGATGGCGAGACCCTCGACGGAGCCCGGGGTAACGAGGGTGACCGTCACCTCCGCTTCGGAGCCGTTCTTGACGTGCAGGACCGTTCCGTCGACGGCGGCGACCTTGTCGCCGGTCTCACTGGCGGCGTGGTAGGTGGCCTCCGTGCCGGTGGCCGCGATCGTCTCGGTGGCGCGTGTGGCCATCGGGGTTCCTTCCTGGACGAGTCCGGGCATGCCGGATGGCTGCGCGGCAGGAGGCCGGGCAGTACAGCGAGGGTCAGAGGCGGGTGATGTCGACCTGGAACGTCGCGGTCACCAGCACCCCGCGGCCGGTCTGGCGCTGCTGGAACGCGCCACCGGTGAGCCAGGCCCGCGACACGGCGCCGCCGAGGGTGGGGTCGTCGAGCAGGGTCTGCTCGAGCGCGTCGAGGATCGCGGCGACCCGGTCGCGGCGCGGTTTGGTGGCGGTGTCCCCGGAGCCGCACCAGATCAGGCAGGTGACGGGGTACTGCTCGCGGGGGCCGCCGCGGAGGTCGGAGATGGCGCGGGTGAACGCGACCACGTCGTCGTCATCGATGGACGCACCGACGGCGAGGCCTTCGGTGCCGACGTAGCCGCCGGCGGGTGGGCCGTCGAACACCTGGTCGGGGCGGAGCCCGGCGGGTGGGGTGGCCGTCCAGCGCGCGACGAGGGTGTCGAGCACGGCAGGGATGGTCGACATGTCAGGCCACCAGCGGGGGTCTGCGGCCGAGGAGCTCGACGGCGCGGTTGGGGATGGCGAACCCCCGCCCGGTCGGGGACAGGAACTCGGCGTCGTTCGCGAACGGGTTGGGGCCCAGCCCGGGTTGCTGCTGGGTTTCCCACAAATGCGCGACGATGATCTTCGCGGCGAGTGTGTAGTTCGCGGGCACCACCTGGTGGCCGGCCACGTAGGTGAAGCGGACCAGCCCGTACAGGGCGGCGCCGGCCTGCACCGACACCACGCCGTGCGGGGTGACGTGCAGGTCGTCGACGTTCCAGGTGACGGTGCCGTCGGCGGGGGCGACGCTGAGCAGCTCCTGCACGGGGGAGGTGCGCAGCTGTACCACCATGGCCCGCGACGACACCTGCATGTTCTCGACGATGGTGCGGCGGGTGACGGTCTCGGCGCGGTGTTCCTCGATGACCGCGGTGGCGGCCTCGATGAACCCGCGCAGCTCCTCGTCGTCGCTGGTGTCGGCGGGGCTCTTGCCGAGGTGACGCTTCATGTCCGCGAGCGACACGATCAGCGGTTGGTCGGCGGGGCGGACGTCGAAGACGTCGGTGTAGGCGGCGCCCGGGTTGGTGGCGACCCAGCGGGCGACGTGCCGGCCCGGCACGGTCGTGGGGTAGCCGACCCGGTAGACGCCGGGCTCGGTGGGCGGGTTGGTCACCGCTGGGGTGACGGTGGTGCCGTCCGGGAGCGTGACGGTGAGGGTCACCTGGTCGGCGTTGCCCTCGAGAGGGAACACGAGCTCGACGACGTCACCGAGGTCGATCGACATCCTGGGCTCCCCTTCAGCGTGGTCCGAGTCGCAGGATGTGCACCTCGACGTCGGCGGTGGATCCGCGCACGGCCCACAGGTCGTCCCCCGGTGGGAGGGGCAGGTCGAGCTGCTCCCCGGGGGCGAGGACGTACCCGGTCCCGGCGGTGACGTCGGGCCCGCCGAGACACAGGGGGGCGGCGGAGGTGTTGCGGACGACCACTCGGCGGCCGGGGAAGCCGACCGCCGAGGGCGTCAGCGACAGCGGTGTCGACCCGACGGTCACTCGCTGCTCGGTTCCGGTCAGCGGGACGCTCTCCGGGTAGAACGGCGGGTAGACCGGCGGGTAGGCGGCCATGGTGGGACCTTCCGGTCAGCTCCGGCGGGTACGGGGCGGGAACGACAGGCCGCCCTTGTCCTCGCCGGGGGAAGCGGACTTGTCCTCGTCGAGCTTCGCCTGCTTGGTGCTGCCCGGCGGCCGGCCGCGGCGACGCTTCGGGGTTTCCTCCTCGGCGGGCGCCGGTTCCACGGCGGGCGACTCGGGGGCCTGGAGGGCGCCGAGTCGCTCCGCGAGGGCCCGGTCGACGATCTGGCCGGGGATGGCCCACAGCCAGCGGGCGGCCGGGTCGGTCTCGTCGACCACGTGGGACTTGTCCTCGGTGAGGCACAACCGCCGGTCGATGATCACCTTGTCGGCCATTAGCCGCCGCCCTCCTCCGGAGGACCGACCAGCGTCCAGTCGTTGGTGGCCTTGGTGCCCTTGTTGATGTACAGGTCAGCGTTCGTGACGTCGATGCACAACGCGCCCTTGGGCGCGATCCCGTTGAACGCCGTCGAGGGCACCCCAGCGCTGCGGTACAGGCACTGCAGGGCGATCTCGTCGTCGTTCGCGGGCGGAGGCACAACGAGGGGCATGTCCCCACGTCCTTCCCGTTCAGGAACGGTGGTGGCGCCGACCTCACGTGGAGGCCGGCGCCACCACCCCTCGATTGTTGATCAGAGCCCGGTGACGACGCCGAACGCCTTCGGCCGGTAGAACACCGCCGTGGCGCGCAGGTCGGCGCGAATCGCCAGCTTGCCCTCGACGAACAGCGAGCCGTGGCTGTTGGTCACCTGGACGTCCAGGCCACGCTTCATCGCGAGCTCGGAGAAGTTCGCGAAGTCACCGAGAACGGCCTTGGTGCTGGTCACCGCGGTGGTCTCCACCACCGGGATGCCCCACATGGTGAACGGGCCGGGCATGCTCGGGTGGCCCCAGATGTACACGCCATCGGCGGTCTTGAGCAGGCGGACGTTCTCCCACTTAGACGGCGCGATGAAGATGACGTTGGGCTCGGCGAACCCGTTGTCGCGGATCTTGCGGGCCGCCTTGTAGATGGCGTCCGGGACGGAATCAGATCCGAGGGCCTGCGTCTGGATGCCGACCACGTTCTCGGCGCCGAGCATCTGCGGCGCGGAGCCGGTGCCCTGCAGCAGCTGCGAGTCCAGCTTGGCCCGCACCATGTACGGGAGGCGGTTGTTGACGTAGTCGCGGGCGCGGGGCTCGTCCTCAAACTGCTCGTCGGTGACGGGCAGCCACACCGCGATCTTCCGGACCGGCTGCTGCCGCTCGGTCAGGGCGAGCTGGGCCTCACCGTAGGTACCACCCTCGGCGGTCATCAGGGCCAGACCGTCCGCCGTCGGGTCGTCGTTGTCGTTCGGGTCCGTTGTGCCGAACGTGGTCTCCTCCATGTACACGACCGAAGACATCGTGGTCGTGGTCTGGGGGAAGTAGTTCGCCACGTGCACGTCCGGGCGCTGCGGGGTCAGCTCCAGCCGCCCGGTACGCAGGTCCTCCGGCTCCCACCCAGCGGTGGTCTGGAACAGCGTCTTGAGGTCGATGTCCAGGTGCGCCTGCGGGCCGATCCCGGAACCCGGGGTGTAGCCCTTCAACGCCGCCGACTTGACGAACTCCTCGCCCATGTCGAACCAGCGGCGGCGGGCACCCTTGCGCTCCACCTCGTGCTCGGCGCCGTCACCGGACTCGGCGGCCTCCTCGCCCTTCTTCGCCGCGGCGGCAGCGCGGGCGACCACGAGGTACTCGTCGACCTTCGACTTGCACTCGTCGATCTCAGCGTTCAGCTTGCCGATCTCGGCGACCTTGGCGTGGGTGTCACCCTGCAGGGACTTCACCCGGCTCATGTCGTACTCGGGGCCGGCCTCGGAGAGGATGTCGGCGAGGCTCTTGCGCTTGGCGTCGAGCTTCTCCTGCGCCTCCTTCAGCGCAGGGAACTCGACCACGCGGTCAGAGTCGTTGTACACGGTTGCTCCGCTCAGATGTTGTTGACCCGTGCCAGCGCGGCCAGGACGACCGAGGCGACCTCGTCGTCCGACGGCTTCGCGGGCTGGTCCGCTTCCACAGGGGTTTCGAGCAGGGACTTCAGCCGCACCAGATCCGACTCCAGCCACGACAGGAGGTCGGCGGTGACGGGGGAGATGCCCCGACCCTTCTGCGCGCGGAGAGCCACGACTTCCGCCGCACGATCAACAAAGCTCGCCACCGCGGCCATCACATCGACGGCCTCGTCGGCGAACCGCTTCCTGCCCTTCTCACCCGGGTCTTCACGAAGATCCGGGACGTCCCGGTCGGCGTCGGACAGGTGCGCCGCCAGGTGCTTGTAGACCGCCTCCCGGTCCTCGGCGGGGATGCCGGGGTCGCCGGTGGCGCCGTTGAGGATGGCGATGCCCTGCAGGCACGCACGCAGGTTCGCCGGCCCGTCCACGCCATGGTGGTGCGGGAACGCGTAGGAGCTCTTCATCTCGGGGTCGGCGTCGGGGTCGACCCACGCGTACACGGTGCGCAGCTCGGAGGGGCGCGCCTCCTCGGCGAGCCCCTTCACGGTGGCCGCCGCGTTCCACGACCGGCTCACCGTGTCCGTCTCGTGCGGGGGGATCGCACCCTTGATCGCGGGGATGACCGCCGCCTTGCCATCGGAGTCCATCAGGCTTCCGTCCTTGGCCCAGTTGTCGGGGATCAGGTTGGTGGCGTTGAGGCGGCGGGCCTGCCGCATGATGTGCCGCCGGATCTCGTCGTGGTTCTTCCCGCCGCGCCCCACGGCGCGGATGGCGTTGCGCAGGTCCTGGACGTTCTCGATCGGGTACGAGCCGTCGTCCATGGCGTGGCCGGCCTCGGCGGCGTCGTCGCGGTCGGCCTGCGTGAACGTGCGCTTCTGCCCCTTCACCGCGAGGGTGCGGGTGCCGATGCCGGCGCCGAGCAGAACCGGGGACACCTCGTGCACGTCGACGCCCTTGATGATGCGCACCGACTTGCCCTCGACCTCGCCGGGCTCGGCGTCGGTGACGTGGAAGCCGTAGGAGAACTCCTGCAGCTCCCCCATCGCCTTCACGGTCTCGAACGCGTCCCGGCCGTGGCTGGTGTTCATGAAGAACTGGCCCTCGAGGATCGCCTCGTTGGGGCCGACGCGGATGACGCCCTTCCCGACCGGCAGCGCGCCCTCCCAGGAGGCGTGGTTGTAGGCGCTAATCCGGACGGGGGCGCCGTCCTTGAACGCGGACTTGCGGGTCACGTCGCCGTCGCGGTCGATGACGTCGAAGGTGGCGAAGACAGCCTGAATCTTGCCCTGGCTGGCGTCCTTGATCTCGACGCCACGAAGCGCCTTGGTCTGCGTCTGCACGAGCGCCTCCTGGCTCGTCGATGGATCACGCCTCGTCGACGTGAGGGGACTGGTCACGTCTCCGGGTAGATGCCGTCACCGTCGCCGTCTCGGGGGTTGCCGGCCGAGCTGGGCGGGTCGGGTTCCGGGAGACGTGGGGTGCGCCGGCCGCCGGTGTCGGCGTCGTCCGGGTCGGGGGGGACGGTCGGGTAACCACCCGGGGGCTGCAGCTGCACCGAGAACAGACCCGAGTGCTGGCCGATCAGCTGCCCCAGGTCGTCGGTGCGCAGGTACTCGGTGGCCGCGTCTGGTTCGTAGCCGGCGTCCAGCAGCTGCCGCAGCGCGATCGCGTTCTTCTGCCGGATGTCCGCCAGGTCGGACGCGTCGTCGTACAGGAAGCTGATCGCCGAGTCGTCGTACCAAAGCTCGGCGCCCTCGCTGGGGGTCTTGAGCAGCACCTGCAGCGACGCGCACGCGTTGCGCCACCACGGCCGCAGCGTGGTGTTCGCCGTCAACCTCGCCGCGGAGTTGAAGTTTCCGGCGTTCAGGCTCGAGCCCTGCAGGCCCTCCGACATGCCGAGGACGGTCGGGTGCACCCCGGCGGCCATCGCCACCCGGGTCTCCGACAGCTGCTTGAGGGACCGGAAGTCCATCTCCCGGAAGTTCGACGACAACGGACGCACATCCGCGCCGCCGGCGAGGAACAGGGTCTTGCCGGCCTTGTCGACGCCCTCGTGGGCGGCCTTGAACGCGGTCACGTACCGCTGGAAATCCTCCGGGGACACCGCCTCCGACAGGGTGATCGCCAGATGCGGGGAGGCGCCGTTGGTGAAGAACTTCCCCTGGTGCATCGTGGCGGCCTTGTCGGCGCGGACCTCCTCCACCGCCGGGGTCAGCCACGACATTCCCCGGAACCGGGCGGCCGGGTCCGGGATCGGGGCGAAGTGCACCACCTCGTCGGGCATCAGCAGCACCGCGGGTGGCTTCGTCCCCGACAGCGGCAGGTTCGCGTTCGAGGTGATCGGCTCGTACAGGTAACCGACGACCCGCGCGTCGAGCGCGTTCGGGTCCCCCGACTTCGAGTCGATCACCATCGACACCCAGTCGGGTCGCATGTGGACGATCCGTCTCGTCCCCCGCGCGGCGTTCCCGAGCCGGCCCTGCTCGTCGGCGACCGTGGCGAAGTAGTTCCCCGCCAGGCTGGACACGACCTCCATGCGGGTCAGCAGGTCACCGGTGGTGCCACCCGGCCAAGGCTGCTCCAGCAGCCGCAGCTCCGGGGACCCGAACAGCTCACCGGGTCGGCCCTTGCGGAACACCCGCCACTGGAACCGCGCCTCCGACAGCACCGCCATGCGGAACCGGATCGCCGCGAACACCGACGGGCTGGCCTTGAACGCGTTCTCGATGTACGCCGGGAAATTCGGTTCGATCCGCTCCCGATCCGAGGTGAGCCCGGTCGTGAACATCGAGTCGTGGAGCCCGTCCACGGCCCATAGCGGCGGCTGCGACCACGCCTTACGTTCCCCGCCACGGCGGGACGACATGCGGTCCAGGAGGCCCATCAGCGCGTCCTCACCGGGTCACGGCGGCCCAACGCGCGGGCGTCGTCCCACCCGACCGCAAGCGCGGACCAGCACCACACCACAGCGACCGCGACCAAGCCGGCCGCCCAACCGAGGGCGTAGAGCAGCGCGGCGAGGCAGACGAGGAGGAACCTCACGTTCGCTCCCCTCTACTGGATGTCGTCATGCTGCTTTTCGGGTCCGGGTCGCCCGCTCACGCGGCGTCGCCGCGGCCGTGCCGGCGGGCGCCCCGCTCGAGCTCGGAGAACGTCCGGCCGGCCATCCGCTTCTTGAAGTGGGGGATGTTGTTGGCCGGGATGCCGATCTTGTTGGAGGGGGCAAGGACACACAGCAGGTCGTTCTCGTCCTGGCTGTAGTAGCCCGCGGCCATGAGCGTGGCCTCGTCCGGGAACACGTCGGCGTGGTAGTCGCGGTCCTTGTCGACCAGATGGTCCTGCTTGCCGCCCATCGAATAGCACCACAGGAAGTTCTCGGGGGCAGCGCCCTCCACGACCCGTTTGAACAGGCCGACTTCCTTCGTGTAGCAGTAGAACAGCACGTCGGGGGTGTGGCTGGCGATCGCAAGCCAGGCCAGCAGGTACTCCTCCGAGAGAAAGTCCCCCGCGTCGTGGATGCGGATGCACGCGGCGCCGCGGTCGAGCAGCGCCGCGACCGTGGGCGACAGGTGGTCGCGTGGCCGGTCGGGGAGCCGCGGCTCACCGGTGGGGCGGAACTTGCGCCGAGCGAGCTCGTTGAGCATGTCGGCCGTCCAGCCGTTCAGGTCGTCGAGGACTCGTTCGAGGTTCCGGACATGTGCGGCCTTGACGCTCGGGAAGTTGTAGGTGCCGTTCCGGGCGTAGCAGACCTTGATGCACGCGCCGGCCTGTGGGCAGACGTTCACTGCCCGCCCATCGCTGCGGCGCGCAACCCAGGCCGGGAGGGTCCAATTCCAGATCCGGTCCTTGCGTAGCTCGCTGTTCTGCGTCAGCACAGCCGGCTACTCACCGAGCCGCAGAACGTGGGCGACGACGTCGGTTTCGCCGGAGCTCACCCCGTAGACGCGCTCACCGAACGAGTAGGGGATCTCCAACATCTCCCCCGGCGACAGCGCGAACCCCGAGCTCGCGGTCACATCCGCCGGACCGAGGACCAGGTCATCACCCTCGGTGTCGGCGCCGTTCTTCACGTACAGCCGGCCACCCGCCACCCCCGACTCGGCGGGATGCAGCGCGACCGGGGTGTCACCAACCGTGACCTGCGCGGCAGAGACCGCCATCGGGCACTCCTCACCATGGGGCGCCTAGGCCCTCTTCACCAGTCGACTAGCGCAAACGTCGGAACGCTGTTCTTCTTCGGGGTGGCCTCCTGCAACGCCACCCCGTGCCACGCCAGCGTCACCGCCACCAGCGGCGAGATGTCCACGCTGGAGTCGCGGCGATGCCACCCCCACGCGTCCCCGACCGGGCGCCTCCGCGCCCCCGACAAGGCCGCGTTCAGCTGCGGCTGATCCAGATGGCGGAACGCGCCGTTCTCGACGACGTCCTCGTAGAGCGCGCCGCACGCCTGCGCCATCTCCCGGCCCGTCACCAGCACCGGCTCAATCCCGGCCTCCTGCAGCGCCGGCAGCCACGCCCCCGCCGCCGACGCCGGGTCCAGCACCCACCCCGCCGGCTTGTGCCGCTCGTCCAACTCAACCACCCGGTCCAGCACCCAGCCGGTGCCGGGGCGGGCATCCACGACCTCCACGTGGCCGACACCGTCCGCCCGGCGACCCGCCACCGCCACCGCGGCACCCGACCGGTCCGGGGTGGCGTCGAGCGCGAACACCAGCTGCCCAACAAGCTGGGACGCCGGATCCGCAAGGCCCTCCCACACGCTGTGCAGGATGACCGGCTCGTGGACGTCCTTCGAGACCCACTGGTTCAGGTAGGCGCGTTGGAACTCCGGGAGGTCCATTGACTTGAAGTCCGCCTCGACGGCGTCCTCCTCGATGAGGCCGCCGTTGCAGCGCAGGGCCGGCATACACGAGCGCCACACGTCCCGATCGGCGGGATCGGCGTCCTCGGGGGCCGACCACTCGAAGTAGGCGACACCCCTCGTGACGCCATCCTCGACGAGCTGCCGGCCCTTGTCGCGCTTCCCCAGCAGATAGGTGCTCTGCTCAGTCCCCGCGGTGGAGACGACCCACAGCTGTGGTGATTTACGGGTGATCATCGCAGGCTTGAAGGCCTGCTCCAACCGAGCATCCACCTGCGAGAACGCCTCGTCCAAGAACGCGAGATCGAGGGTGCCACCGTGGCCGGACTTCTCCGTGTTCGCGGTGATCCCCCACCGGGACCCGTTGCGAAAAAGGATCGCCTCGTTGCCGTTCGTCTTGCGGACGCGGAACAGCTTCTTCAGCGGAGACGCCTCGAGGGCGACGACTAGGTCGTCCTCCCACTTCATCCGCGCGTCGTTGCGGGTCTGCGCGCCGTAGCGGATGACCTGCCGCTGCCCGAACCCCAAGGCACGGTGGGTGCCAACGCCCATGATGAGCGTGGTGTTGTGAGTGGCGACAAGGTCACGCCCAGCCAGGAACAGCCCGTCTGGGGAGTCGACCTTGATGCAACGCACCGGCACCGACGGGACCGGCTCTATTGAGCGGATGCTGACCGTTGATCGCCCATCCCGACGCCCATCGCTGTAGCCGCCGCCTGGGTGAACACGCGCCAGCTTCCGCGCGAGCCGGAACGGCGCGTACGGATCGTCCTGCTTGGGCGTGAAGAACACCCTGTACTCGGCGCCACAATCCTGGCCGAGGTAGGTCGACCGGTCCTCGCGCATTGTCGCCCGCCACCCCAGCGAGCGGGCGAGGAGCAAAACCGCATCAGCTAGGCGTCGGTTTGTTGCCGAGAACTCCACGCGGCCCTGCGGCGCTGAGATCGTGCCGTCGGTGTCGAGCAGCCCCTGCAGGAGTGCCTCACGCTGCTGCGGGCCGGCCCTGAGGTAGTCGTCCGGGACATGCTTGTCCGAAATCAGCCCAAGCTCACGGAGACCCGCTTGGAAGGACCGTGCCTTCCAGCCGGATCTGCTGTTGTCTGCGCGGATCGCAACCGCGCATGCCGACGGTCTCTCGTAGACGGCGGGCACATAGCCTGCGGCGCGGATCGCGTCGACCCAGTGCGGAACGTCGTCCTTGTGGCTAGCCAAGAGGGCCTGTCGCGACCAGCCGTCGCCGAGCCAGGCCCCCAGGAGGTACGGGTCGAGGGGCAGGTCCACTTCAGGAGATTTCAGAACTCCCTGCGCGGGCAGCTGGAACCGATATCCCGTCGCCCCCGATGGCTTCCGGCTGACATAGCCAGCCGCGATCAGCTCCCGCGTCGTGAGTGTGCGGAACTCTGACCTACGACTGTTCCGGTCTGCGACCGTCCACAGGTGGTCAGCATCGGCGACGACGGACCTACCGTCCGTCGTCGTGACCCGGTAGCAGGCGTGCCCGACCATCACGTCGCTCACGAAAGTGACGACGACGTCGTGACCAGCCGGGTGGAAGACACGGTCGCCGACCTGGATGCCGGCCATCGTCGTCCAGCCCCGGTTCGCGGTCAGGATCTCCGTCTCGCAATCGAGCGCTTTTCCGGATTGCCGGGGCACGGTCAAGACTACCTCGCGGTATGCGAGTTGCCCCGTTTCTGGATCGAGCTCGAGCGCGACGTCGACCACGTACTGCTGCCATGGCATCAGCGGTGTGCCGAGCTGTGCGGCCACCTCCGCCACCCGAGGCCCGAGGGTGGGCCGGTCCGGGCTGCGCGGGGTCGCCCACCGCGGCGGGCAGATCAGGCTCTCAGCCGAACGGGGAGACACCCGAGGTCGGGAGGCCGAGCCCGTTGACGAAGCTGTCGAGGCCGTCGTCATCGTCGTCGGCCTCCTTCAGGATCGCGTCGAGCGTGGCGCGCAGCTCCTTCGCGACGGCCGCGGTGGCCATGCCGGCGCCGTCGTCGAGCTTGCGGGCGAGGGTGAGCGCGGTGGCGACGAGCGCGCGGTGCGCGATGCTGATTTCGGGGGCGTCGGCCAGGGTCGCCCGAACCTCGTCCTCTACGGAGAGTGACGGCCGCTCGTCGTCGCTGTCCGCGACCAATTTTCGGGGGTTACGCTTCGTCACGGCGACCCCCTCACGCTGCGTTGCGGGCATGATCGACACGCGCTGCGCGGAGTACTCGGAGGCGCCGCGCTGGGCACGTTTCCGCAGGTCAGGCGCGGTTCGACACGCTCTGCGACGCTCTGACCTGCGAGTTTGCGGTCCCCCCGTTCGGCTCCGGGGAGAAATTTCTTGACGAAAGGCGAGGGGTCCCGGGGGTCCATGATCAACGTCGACCCCCCGCCCCCCGGGGCCGGCGGTCACCCTGCGTAGCTGTTACTCAGCGTGACGATCACCAGTCTGGTGACGTTGCGTGACGATCACGAAATCGATCAATCAACATCAACGATGATCGATCAGCACGAACAGCGACGATCGTCGAGCGAGCACACGACACGAGCTCGACGCATGGGCACCAGGCAGGGGCAGGGACGGCAGGGGCACCAGGCCACCAGCCACACCTACCTACCTAGGGCAGGAGGGGGGTGGGGCCGGCTCTGCCCACCCGTCTGCGCCTCGCCGGGGTCACCA